AGCCTCTTCCTCAGAAAGGCCACGCCTTTGCCTCTCACCCTTCTCACGGATTAAGACCCGCTGCTGGATTTCTTCTAATCTAGGCATTACCAATACCTCCTACTTCAAATACCCTGCAAAATGCCAGTCAGCAAGAAGGTCCCTAACAACATCTCTATCATACCCTAACTCCTCCATATGATGATAAAACCCCTCCTGGGAGGTAGACTGGTTCCTTCCCACCTCAAGGAGAACAAAGTCATCATCAGAAAGTTCAGCATGACCCCTACTTCCCATTCTCCTCTCAATTCTATTCAGGCGCTTCTCTCCCACAGCAGTAAGCTCATAGTATGCACCCATTATCTCTCTAACCTCCTACCCAGCGATAACTCCTGAATAGGACTAATAATGCGAGGCTCAGGAGGTAACTCCTCTTCCTCAAACACGGGAGGTCCAGGCTCTTGCCTCTCTATAGGAATCTCAACCACCTCTTCTGTAGGGGGAGAAATATCCTCCTCAGGAACGAAGGGAGCCTCTACTTCCTCCACCCCTCCAAACTCCCTATGGCCAACAAACCGAGGTGCAGAAGCCTCAGAGTAACCATAAGCAAGATTAACATCAGCCATAACCTCACCTGGGTCTGCTATCCTGTCTGCAACCATATTCCTTCTTAAGTCCTGCCGCCTGCTTCTTGATATCTTCCCCTGCCTTTCCAGATAATCAAGAAATGCTGTCCGAGCCTTCTCAGTAGAAGGAGCCTCAACAGTAGCAGAGAAACCCAAGTTAGGATGAGTCACATAATAAGTAGTCATTCTAACACCTCCAAACCTTAATTAAGACCCGCCTCAACCTTTCTCATGTAATTTCGGTCTGCAACTTACCTACCCTATACCTCAATACCTTAAGATGCCTGTGAATCTGCTCAAACTCATAATTCATCTCCAAAAGCCTTTCGACCTCTTGGTGCCAAAGAGACCCTCCCACTACTTACCCCCCTGCCTCTCTTCCCTCAACCTAATCATCCTATCAAGGAAACTTCCCTTTTCCTCTACGTCTCTAGGATCCTCCATCTCTCCTGGAGAAGCAGCTAACAACTTAAAGGCCTCTCCTATAGGAAGCTTTGAGAACTTCTCCCTTGCCTTAATAACATCCAGAGTTAGAGAAGAAGGAGAAAAGAATCCAGGAAGCCCAAATCTTTCTCTATTCTCATTAACCTCATCTACATACTGAGCTCCATAACCCATTCCAGTATCAGGTACAGCTACAACTAACTCCTCTATAGGGCCAAGAAGATCCACCTCCCCCTCCTCATGCGTAACTTTATAATCATCAGGAATAACTATTAGAACTGGATTATACCATCTAGAGACTTGAGCACGCTCCACTCTCTTATGGGCCCAAGACCAATTCCTACTAGTCTCCTCAATCATCCCAAGAGAAAGCTCAACTATACCAAACCTCACCTGAAACCCCTCCTAACCCTCTCCCGTAACTCTCTGGGCAGCCTCTCTAGCTAACCTGATAAGAAAGTCAGGCCTATACCTACTAACTATAGTCCCAGTAATGTGGTCAGTAGAAAGGTCAGCGTTAGGATACCTTTCTATGTTGTCAATAGCAGTATACACAGCATCCTCTGGATCTCCATGGTAGGATGTCTTGCCTTCATCCTTCTTACCATTCTCCCTCCAAATAACCTGCCACTCTTCCTCATTAGGAGTTTTCCTAATTTGTATCTTAACCATCAGAATACCTCCCAAGTAACCTCTTTGCTCTATCTTCCGCTCTGTTTATCCAACCTCTGGCTTCCTTTTTAGGGTCGTCCTCAATTCCCTCAAAATAAGATGACAGAGCCAGGATAGCACTCTTCTTAGCACGAGGTGTCCACTCACCTCCCCCCATAAGATTATAGATAGTCTCATTCCAAGCATCAACTTCCTCACCAATTCCAGTACCAGAAGAATAACCAGATACATGCCCTAACTTGTAATGGGCAGCCTCATGTCCAAAAGCCACATGAGGCTCTATGTCCGGGTCACTACCCACAACAACAGTTTCCATAACATAGGTAGGAAGAGTCTTCCACTTACCTAAAGCAGGATCTACTCCTCTGGGCAGAAGCTTAGAGCTTCTATGCTTCTCACCCCCTTCCCTCCCCCACTCAATCCTAGGCACTATCTACCTCCAAAGAGCCTGCTACTCCTACCTCTTATATTCTCATACAACTTATCAAACTTGGTATTGGTCCTCTTCTTAATTCCACCTGCCATCTGCCTCCTAGGGGCCACAACTGCCCTCTGAGACACTGGACCTACCTTCCCAGGCTTAGCCATTACTTTATCCCCCTACTAAACTTCCTCTCGGCAGCCAACCGTTTCCTTGTATCAACATTAAAGCGTTGCTGGAACCGAGAGAAGGCTTTGTTAGCGCCCCTTGCAATCTTGTCTGTCTCCTTTCTAGTAGCCAAACTCATCATGCCACCTCCCAAAGGTAAATTGAACCCGGTGAAACTTCTTTTCTATGTTGAGAGACCTGTCTTAATCGAATCATACCTAATTTCGTGTTTCGCTGCGTCTCAGCGACGTTTGACAGGCACGAATCACGCACGATTGACCTCAATCTCATCATGTAACCACTATCCCTGGTTCCACTCAGTAGAAATCTCGCCACACTTTGCACACATATAGTTAGCCATAGCCATCTGGTCATGGGGCCAAATACCCTTATACCCTCGAGGACGGGCATACTCTATGTGCCCCTCATCATCATCCACCAGACACATCAACTTGGCTGTACCAGGACAGAAAGAACAATCAACAGTAGGAGGAAACTCGGCTTGGTAGGTGTACTCCTTCCTAGCCCTTTCCATGAGACCATACCGTTGCTTAGTAAAGGTCTTCATCTTATCCTAGTCCTCTGTATCTTAACTACCCGGACAACAGGTTCCATATGGACAACAATAGAAAGCGTCTTCTTCTCGTCCATTACGACTAGGTCGTATCCTACTACACCCCCATCCTCTAAGTCACTTCCCTGGCCAGTCCATAACCAACCTTCATCAACCAACTTAGTCTCCAGATCCTCTCTAGAAGAGAAAACCTGACCCTTCCTTGGAATCCACTTCTTCTTAGCCATAGCTAACCAAAATAACTCCGAAGGGCAGAACCAGCACGCCCCTTCTTAGGACCAGAAGAAAGCCGGGCGAGAACCCCTTTCCCTCTCTTTCGAGGTTTTATACCAGCAGCACCTGCCTTGCGTATCTTACCAAGAGCTCTTTGAATATCCTTACCACTAGGCATTACCTACACCCTCCTACTTGTGCCCGTATACCCCAGTACTCTTAAGAAACCTCTCAAGATTCTTCATCCCTTTATGGGCCTGCACCTTATTCCTCTTCTCTCCTTTTGAGATTACTTGGGACCTCTTAAGTTTCATAATAGCCTCCTTTATACCCACCCCTATCCCTAATTCCTTATTTTACCTAGCGCTTGCCTTTAGCCCATTGAGCCATGCGCCTTACAGCCGCGGAACCCTCCCTGTCGGCACTCTTTGACAACTTCTTTGCAGCGTCGTCTGCCCTCTTCTGGGCCTTCTTCGGACTGAATGGATCCTTCATAGTAGTAACCCCCTTCCTTATTCCCTATTACCTAGTAACCAAGAAGTAGGAGCCCAACCTTCATCTTCCCTCTCTATATAATGCCTCCTTTCCAAGGTCTTTAAGATCTTTCCTATCCTTTCCTCATAAGACCTCCCTCCGTATCCAGTGGAAAGAGAACCCATACCTCCTCCTCCCACAGAAGACGTTCCAGAATAATGTTCCCTAGCATCCTTCCTTAAGTCAGAAAGAGATACAGGTTCCCCTTCTCTATCATACCTATCCACAATAAGCTTAAGAACATCATCCTCCAAATCCATCTCATATATCATTCTCTCCTTAGTAGGCATCCCCACACCTCCTTTATTCTAAATAGCCTTCTCTTTTGGCTGACTTAACTAAATGACTCATCTCCTCCTGGGAGAGATGTAAAGGCCTTCCCACCTCCTCATATATCTCTGACAAGGTACCTCCTTGAGGGAAGGCCTGGTCAATTCTCCCAGCAAGAAGATAGTAAGCATCCTCATTTCTACCATAAGGCTCAAGAGGAAGATCCTTCCCAGTAGACCGATACATCCTCTGACTAGTTGAGGGCCTTGACCTTTCATACCTAATCATGACCTAGAACCCCACATTAGAGAACTGCCCAGAATAATTTCTATTATAGACATCAGCAGGACGCCTCTTCCTTCTTCCCCCCTTAGAGTAGATACCCTGAGCTTGCTGCCCCTTAGGGGTCATAACCTCAGCAAACTTTAACAAGACACCTCCTGTCACCACAACAGGAATAGTCGAGACCATCCCAGCAACTGCACCTTCAGACGCTGCCATAACCATAACTATAACCTCCCTACTCTATCCCAGAAATCAGTACGGGCTTCCTCCTCGTTAAAGAAGTAATGTCCCCAAAAACGATTACCTTGTGGGTCAACCATCCAAGTTACCCACTCATCCTCAGTAGGCCCCTTAACACTACCTTCCCCCCCCCCAGACTCTTTAAAGTGAACCAGAACTACAACATCACCATTTCTGCTAGTTACCCTATTAAGTTCCTTCCCATGAGGCCTTTCATACTCCCCATAGCCCATCTTACTCTACCTCCTCTTCCTTTTTAGAGGGAACCAGCCACGTATACTCTAACCAACCTCCTCTTGAAGAGGGCTCTGCTTCAGGATAATAACTCTGGACAATACCAGTAACTAAATCTACATCAACAGAGCCCTCTTCAGGACGTACCCTGTAGGGACTCGTCTGAGGAGCAATAACTAATTTATGCCTAACCATTCCTCCAGACCTTCTGTCTGCATAACGCTTAACAAGCTTATAACCTGCCTCATCTAAATCCCTAACCAACGCTTTAGGCCACTCATGCCAGTTACTCATAACTATAGCCTCCTTAACTTATCTGGCTTACTCATGTCCCTTAAACTACTCTCTCCTCCCCCTCCCATCCCATACAAGTCATGTATACTTTCTCGGTTAGGCTTAATTGCCTTCACTACCCCAAGAACTTTTTTCCAATCCCTACCTTCCCTCTTCCTAAAATCCCTCTCTGCCCTCTTCTTCTCAGCAATGGACCTCCTCTTCTCAGAGATAGCCTCATCATATCCTAACTCTTCAAGTTCCTTTTCCTTCTTCTTAAATATACCTTCCACAATACCCCCTACATTTCCATCTCTTTATAATTTCTACTTAAGGACTTAGAGGTCCTACCATAACTAACTAGAGTAGGTAGATGCTCATGCCATTCATTTCCCCCAGGATGGGAATGCTTTTCCTTTCTATGGGTCTCAGTATTATAATGCCAATGAGCCATCATCTACCCCTACGGGTCCTTCCATACAACTCTTTCCTATACTTATCCAAGTTGGTCTCCTTGTCTTTAGGTCTACCCCCCCACTCTGTCCACTTATTACCATCCTTCTCTTTAGTAATCTGGTAATCCATTAAACTCAACAGAGACCCTACTGCCAATATAATGTAAACATAGACAAAGAAGATATAGTAAGTTTGCCCTATTCCAAAGATAGCTCCTGCATCCAAGAACATATACACTGCTAAGCCAATCCAGAGGAGAAAATCAGCAACAGCGATGAGAAGGTTGCCTCTCCAAAGGTTAACTATTAGTAAAGCCAAGGCTAGGCCAGTTAACAACATCCACATCTCTATTCCTCCTCATACCAAAGAAAGAATCCTGCTGATACATTTCCACCTCCACCCGAAGACAGACCTCTTATTTCTATATCACTTTTTTCAGGCACCATCTCAGGAAAATCAAACTCACTAATATATGCACTACCCACTAAATGCACATTCCTCTTAACCTGAAACACTTCTCCAAAAGGTCTAATGTATAACTCAAACTCAGAATCCTTACTAGTAACAGAACCTACATACCAGGAGGTTATAAAACCTACATTACCTGCAGGAATAGTAAAGACCGCCATTAAAGTCTGATTCTTTAAAGCCTCTATGGAACCTCTAGTAGTATTTGTATCCTGGTCCCGGATAGTAATAATACCTTCATTCCAACCAGAAACCCCAGCACTCCTAACAATTCCTCTAAAAAATCTAATATAAGAATTAGTAGTAGTAACAAAGGTAGTGCCAGTTAAGATTACAGTTTCAGTCTGTACATTATAACTCCCATCAAGACCAAAAAGCTCTAAAGTAAGAGCTCCAGTTAATGCACCCGCACCATCATCATTATCACCAGAAAGAACCTCTAACTGGTCAGCAACAGTCATCCAAGGATAAAGGCCACCAGCAGACCATACAGTTTCTAATGTACCAGCAATGTCAGAGTTATGGCCAAACTTATTAACAGAGATATGGCCAGGTATATGTCCTTCTGCTATATCATAGGTATACCTCATAGATGAGACCCTAGGTTTCCCATCTACCTCCTTCACGCCGTAAGGAGTACCATTTTCACTAACAAGCCTTGCATTAACATAAGGTGCAGGCTCACTAGACACACAACTTACACTAAGACCAATAAGAAGAAGTAAACTAAGAAAGAAACAAATCTTATCTTTCATCAGGTAGTCACCTCCCTTACCAGCCCCCTCCTCTTTAACCGCCTCAAAACGTAACCCTCACCACCTACCACCTCCAGCTCACTATCGGTGCCTGTCTTATTCTCCCGGAGATATTGAAGAGTACGCATCTCCTCATCATCCCCTTCCTTAGTCGACGCCACCTTCTTTCCTAAATCTGTTAAGCCAAATATCCTCATCTCACTACCCTTCCTTTCTAGTCAGCAAAACTCATATAATCTGGGCACCAGTAATTAAAGGAGTCACTCATTAGATACACCCTCTCTCCCCCACACTTGGAACACTTCCTTTCCTCTTCCCCTTTACCCCTCACTATACAACCTCCGCTGTATCTATCCCAGCAAGAATCCTCGCCTGGATTGGAATCCTTTCCTTTGTATTAAAGAGAGACCAATAGTCAGGCCCAAAGATTTCATGACCCAAGAGTTGAGCAGAAGTAAAGCGTTGTCGCTTTCTCCGGTCAAGAAACTGCACCCTACAATAACCTAACTCCCCCCACCCCTTACATCTCTCACAAGGAGCTCCCCTCACTTCTTTTGTCCCTTTGCAGGCCTTGCAGGGTATTTCAGGGAAGTATCTACAGGCACCCCGAATGTCAACCGACCTCCTCAACCTTAAGTCAATATGGTCAAGATGATGGGTGCAGATATACAAGTCCACATCTCTCTTCCTAGTCTGTACTGCAAAGTAAGTAAACAGCTTGTTAATCTTAGTAGCAGAGGAACGGGAGTCAGCAATCTGGTACATCTCATCCAGAATAAGAATACAATTCTCCAACTCCCCATCAACCAAGTGCTCTAGAAAGAAAGCTAAGTCAAAGTGGGTATACTCAAACCCTAAATGGACATTAGAAATAATCTTCTTCTGCTTACCACTTTCCAACCACTCTTCATACGCGATGGCCACAGCAACAGTGGTCTTCCCAGTTCCCTGGACTCCCTCAAGAGATAGAATCATTAGTCATCATCCTTTTCTTTCTTTCTAGGAGACGTAAAAATCTCACTTAACTCAAGTCGACCCTTTCTCTCTTGAGCCACCTTATTAACATTATGTTCTTCCTGCAGAGTTTCCAGAACCTTACTCTTAAACCTCTTTCTAAACAACCCTAGTATCATCCAGGAAGGCTGAGACCTAGGACTTAACTCAGTAATCATCTGCAACATCTGAAACTTACTCTTGGCAGGAAAAAGGGACTTTACCGCCACCTCATCCTCTGTAGCAAAGTTCTGCCTCACCTTATCAAATAAAGCCACTATCCCACTCCCTTAAGAACAAAGATAGCTATAAGACCTATAGCCCCTATAATAAGAAAACCTATGGGAAGAATTTTCCTCCAATTAATTCCACCAAAAGCACTTCCTTCCCTTGCTGTCTCTTCAACCAACTTCCTTACCCAGTTCTCATCAAGAGCAGCCCTAAGCTCCATCGAACTACCCTGTCTATTTCCAATAAAAACCCAATCTAGAGGGGTTGAGTCCTCCTCATCATAAAGAGCAGCGGGAACTAACTCTTGCAGGAAAGCAGGCCAACCCATAGGAAACCTACACAACCGTATAAAGTCAGGGTAGACCTCATAGGCATACTCTCCATAGATTACAAAGTTCCTTCTCAACTCACACAACCGAGGCATTACCGACTTGTCCTTCTTTACCATAAAACATAACAGCTTACCTTTTACCCTTTGCCTGTTCCAAACAATCATAGCCAAGGGCAACAAGACTATAATAATTATCAATGGTACTATATTCACCAGAAACCCCCTTTTCTAATTTGGTACCTCAAACTACTTCAACCTACTAATCTCAAGTTCTAGAAAAGCTACCTTCCTTTCCAGGCTATCAAACTCACTGGTTAGAAAACCTCCATCTATGTAGTCCAAACTCTCTATTCTTAACTCTATATTCCTCCCCATAGCCTGTACTAACTGACTCAAGTCCCCTACCTCACCAACCAAAGCATTAAAGCGTTGTTTATCAGCTGCAAACTGAGAAACCAATACCACTGTTATCCCCACTGAGATAAGCATAGGAAGAATTAGATGGGAAAAGTTAAAAGAAAACCTAGACCCAAACCTCTTCCTTTCCTGCTCATCCTCCTTCTCCTTTTCCAAAAAATCAAGCGCTCCAGACTCTGGAGTCTCCCGCGGCTTTGCATTCCTAGGCTCTTCCATCAGATTGTTCTCCTAAAGGCACTAAAGAATAAGATAATAAGACCAAACGCTATACCTCCTAAGAGAGGAGCCATACTCAACCACCTAACAATCTCAAATGAATTATCAAACACAGGAGGGTCATAAGTGATTATATCCCATAAGGAATTAAAGTACAAAATGGGAGCTCTAACATAGGTAAGAACACCAAAGTCCTCCTCTGACTGGACCACCCCCCAACTTGCTACCACATTAATATCCTCTATCATCTCAGTAGAAACAGTAGACTTCTCTCCAATCATTCCTACCAAATAGCTGCATACAAAGATAAAAATTATTAGAACTATCCACTTAGGGCTCATCTACGTCCTCTTCATCACATAGATTCCAAATATCATAACTACCATTATAGCCACTGGTAACCAAGGAGCTATAACTCCAGTTCCTGCAGCCATTCCCAACATCAAGGCTCCAAACAAACCACCTAACATCAAACTACCAGTTGCAACCGCTACTGCAAAAGCCATGACAACAGAAGGAATAATCATGGCAATAAAACCATACCCAACCTGGGGACTCCACCCAAGAGAAATTGCAGCATTACTAAATACGCCATACAGAGGCAACCCCGTCACATCCGCATCCGGGTCTTCATAATAAAGCAAATTATCTGGAATCTTAAATATATCAGGAATAGCAGACTCAGCAGAAGAAGACACATGGGAGGTGAAAGGAATAATAGCACCTATAGTAACCTCAAACCCAGCAGGGTTCGTTCCCCAATTTATTGTTCCTGGGTTAACCAGGCCTCCAAAAGCCCTATCAGGAACTGTAGAAGAGAGTACCATAGTGTTAGGCTCATACCAAAGCTGCAACCCCATAGCTCCACTAGGGGTATTATCATTGTAGACCTGGATAGAGTCAGCATAGATTACAGACTCATTCTCCATAAAGACCCAGTCATTGGCATTATCAGGAACACTGAGCCCAACCATTGATGTCTGGTCATACTGGACTCCATCCACGCTTATACTAAGGGTAGTAAAGTTAGCAAAGACATCCACATCATGCTCACCACTAACCTGACCTGCTGCCGTAACCGAAGCCTCCTGGAAGACCACAACCAACTCGGGGGCGTTTGCACCATCAGCAGATTGGAATATGATTCTCGCTACGTCACTCGCTGACCAGGTGGGTACAATATCAGGTGCATCGTAGGTCGCTTCCCGGGTACCGAACCTCGTAATACTTGCAACATCTATGGCGGCCAAACCAGCAGCGTTCAGTGTAAAGGTATTCCAACCACCATCATCATAAGCAGCATAGGTAATAGGAGTCGCAAAAGGAGTAGTCCCCACCTTATTGTAGTCAGCAATAACAAGAGTAGTATTAGTAGCAGGACCTGAGCTATAGACATTCCAGGTTAGGTCCCCCCAAGGCCGCTCATCCTGCTTTGTCGTTCCGAATACCCGAACCGTCGCTGATATTACCGTTGCGGTATCAGGGATTACCGACGTATCGAACAGCAAGAAGCCGCGGACTAGCATGCCCCAAGTATTTGCCCCTCCGGCGGTGCCCCAGCCCGATTCAATGTCTCCCGCATTAGAAGCCGCCGCCACACCAGTCGCTGCGCCCTGTATCGTGTTCCATGCTTCACCAGGCCCCCCCCGCGTCACGTCACCGTCAACTGAAGTAACTTCAGGGTTAGGATCCGGAGTGAATGTGTCATCTCCTCCTATCGAAGCAGTGATTGACTGTGCTGCACTAATCGTAATAATGAAGGCCTCTGGCTTCTCAACCAGATTTTTATCACCCCCGGCATCCGTCTGGATATAACCATTTACTGAAACTGTAAAGTTGTTACTCAGCTCCAAAGTAGAATTGTCAGAGACAGTAAGATTCCCACCCACCCCCACAATAAGAGGAAAACCACTCTGCTCTGGAGTATACTCCAACCTATAATTGTAGGTCCTTACCTGCCCTAGAGCAAAACTAGGGGCATAGATACCCAGCCTTGAATCAGCAACCTCATAAGGTCTAGCAAAAAACCCCTCTTCTAAATTAGTATTCAACCCACTGGCATTAATATAACTAAAAGTATAAAGCTGAGTATTATTGACACTTACTAAAAGAGGAAGTTCCCCAAAAAACTCAGTCCCATTATTAAATATCCTAACCACCAGCGTATTAATGTACGCCCCAAAGACAGGGAGGCTCACTACTACCAAAAGAAGTAAGGCCACAGCAAAGGAAAATACTGGAAGAAGCTTTCTCACCTTAAAGCCTACCCATCAAAAACAAAATACCAAAGAGCATACACACCATCACTACCAACAGAGCGTACACACTGAAAGCAATAACCCCAACCCAAGTCAAACCTCCTACTATCATCCCAGTAAATAACAAAGCCCAACCTGTCTGCTTAGTAGCAGCAAAGACAGCTGCTCCCCCCATCACTCCCAAGAAGCTTCCAAAACCCAAACTCATCCAGTCAGAAGAAGTTCCCAACCAGTCCGCCCAGGAGTTAATAGTCCTATTCCACCCTTCTCCCCCCTTATCTTGAAGCTCCTGCTCATATGTATGATTCCAGTCAGTCCTATTAGTAGAAAGATACACAGTAGAAACCTGAAAGAAACTAGGAATCATATTACTAAGACCAGGTATTGCTTCCTCAAAAAACACCGCTCCTGTAGAATTCAACTTTTTTCCAGCAGTGAGAATAGTAATATCCCAATCCGCCTCCAACATCTCCGCCTCACTGAGAAGATAGGCAGCCATATCTGCAAAGGGGTAGTAATCCCCCTCACCTAGAACCCGAGTGTCCATATTCACATCTTCAATGAGAGGGTCAAAAATCCCAGGGTTACCCATTATCCTTATAAAATACAACCCCTCCCAAGCTACAGCCTCTCCAGCGTCCAAATAAATTGAAATAATGTTATGCTGATAGTAGTTAATAGCCCTAGTAAACAGAAGGGTAGCTCCATCCGTATCATATATTGCCATCAAGTAGGTATCAGACGGACTCTCGCTAGGATTAGTCGCATAAGACACATCATACCGAAGCCAGAACAACTGGTCCCCTGTCTCCAGCAAATCCCTAAAAACAGCAGCATTCTCCACTCTTATATAGACCGGATTTCCTATCGCCGCAAAGACAGGTAATCCTATCCCCACCAAGAGAAGAGAAGCAAGTAGGATACCTCCTAACCTACTTCTTAACCTTATCCAACCCCTTATCCTTAAGCTTCTTATCACCCACCTCAATTGCCTCAAGAGAAAGGCCCGTCATAATAGATATCTCCATGTCATCTATATAGCCTTCCTCCCGTGCATAAAAAAGAACCCGGGTACTCTCATCAAGCCTGGAAACCTCCTTGTACAAAGAAGGACCACCCCACCTCCACAAGAAATCCACCCCTTGGTCCTGCATCATCCCAGTAGACAGAATAATCTCATCAACTACTCTATAATCTACAGGCAACCTCTTTCCAAAGTCCTCTGGAACCGCCAAGTTCTTAGCAGCAAGAGGAACCTGACCCGCCACCAAGAAAAGAAGAGTAACAAGAACAAAAAGACTTACTAGAATAACCTTATAGCGCAAGTTCTTCAACTGTAACTAACCCCTTCCTTTCCAACTCTTGCATCCCCCTGGAAACCTCGGGGCCTGATAACCCAGTAGCTACCTCTATCTGGGTAGGCTCTGTATACCCTTCCTGGACAGCAAAGAAAACCATCCTAGTCTCAGGCTTCATACCTGCTACCTGATGGTAACCCCCAGCCCCTCCCCAATCTTGGAGAAAACCAGACCCCTGCTCTGCCATTCTCTGGGGGGACCTCTCAATAACACTTAACATTCGGGGGTCAAAAGGTAACCTTCTACCAAAATCCTCCCTTGCCATTATTCTACCTCCTCAAACTCAATAAGGCCTTTACGCTTTAACTTCTCCAAAACCCTTCTAACCTCTCCAGGAGGAAGACCTGTAGTAACCTCAAGAGCATCAGGGTCAGTTACCCCTTCTCGTATAGCTACATACACTTCCCTCTCACCCCCCTCCATTTCAGCAGCCTCTCGGTATCCCTCAAAACTCCCCCACTCCTGCACAAGAGGGGAACCTACCTGCTCTGCCATCCTTCTAGAAGACCTCTCAATAACATCAAGCATCCGAACATCCATAGACAATCTAGTAGCCATCCTACCCACCTCCTACCTGGATAGCTCCAGGCACCCCAGAAGTTACATAACCCAAGTCAACCAACCTCTTTAAAGCAACACTCAACACTTGAGGATTTGCAGTAGCCATCATCTTTAACTCATCCCACTCTGCATACCCACCCATCCTAAACAAGTCAGCAAGAACCCTCTTAGAAGCAACATCTATATTAGGCAACCTCCCAGACTGTACTCTATCAATCCCCATAGGAGTAACTTGGTAGTAGGTAGACTCAACTGGCCCATATAAAGTCACAACTAATACCCCTCCTCTATCATCATATCAATACAATCATAAGCCTCTTCCTCAGA